ATTGCCACTCCTTGCCGGGGGAGGGGATACCCCCTCCCATAGCTCATGTGATATCACCACTCACGGGAGGTCGTACCACGCACCGACAGCGCTGCGGGTGACGTCGCCGCAAGCCGCTCACCACGTGCTATCGCCATGACCTCTTCGACGCTCTTGTTGCCACGCCACTGATTGCATGCTCTATGCACAGCATCGACGTTTCGCATATCGTAGGGGTCCCCGCCTTTGCTAACCGGCACGAGCTCATCAACTTCGAAAGCCCATGGATGGCCAGCAGGAAGCGAGTAGTCAATCTCTGGTGGCCTACCAAACAACTGACATATCCAACATGGTCTGCCTTGCGCCTTTAACCACGCCCTCAGCTTGCGACGCCGATTGCCATTACGAGACCTCGGATTAGCAGCCATGCATGTCCCTACAAAGAAAGCCCCCGCATCCGTGGGACGCGAGGGCTTGAGTAAACACAAAACAACACGTTAGCATTGTACCACTTTCGGTGTTCACGCGCTGAGGATTCTCTCGAAGTGCGACTCAATCCACGCATACGACTCGCATCTCATCTGCCACAGTCGCGTGCGGCTCACGCGCATCTCGTCGGCCACGTCGCTCCACGTCTCTGCGCAATCGATGTAGTACAGCTCGAGCGCAAGCGAGTGGTCCTCACCCAATGCGTCTCCCGTGCGGCCTATGACCATGCCGCCCTCGCCCACTGTGGCCGTGAGCGCGTCGAGCCGCCTTTGCATGTCGGCCATCTGCTCGTCGTACGATTGCGCCCTCGCCATGGCCTGAGCTACCGTGGGATCCGAGTGCACCTGCTTGGACGAGCCGCCACCACCCGTATGCCACGGGAGCGTCTGGTCGTAGGCGTCTCTCATCGCCGCCATCTCGCGTACGATCGGCTCGATGGCAGCGGCCGCACGCCTGATTCGGTCGAGCCACGCACGAGCCCTCGGCCATCGGACCTCGAGAACCTCGCTCATCCGATCTCCTCGAAACGCACGAACACGCCTGCGGGGTCCGCCCACGCCTTGCTCGCTCGCAGGTCGGCCACTTTCTCGCCGTATTCGCGTTGCATCTTGGTCGTTCGCTCGTAGTCGGCCCGCAAGTCGGCCATCTCCCGCTCGTGCTCGTCCACGGTATCGCCGATGGTCTGCTGCAACACGGACTCGTGCTGTGAGCAGATACGCTCGAATTGCTCGTCGATTCGGTCGGCGATTTCATACAGCGGCGTGGTGCCGCCCTTGATGGTGGCGACCTCGGCACCGCCGAAGCTCTCGTACTCTTGACCGTTCTTGTCTAGATAATCCCTCAGCTCGTCGGTGATGGACGGCGATTGGACTTCCTGCAACGAATCGCGCGATTTCGACTCGTCTCGTTGCATTTCGGGCTGTTTTTTGCCCGATTTCGGCCCGTTTTGCTGGTTTCGCGCAAAATCCGTTGCATTTGGGGCGTCCTGCGTGCCCAATAGCGCAATGAGACGGTCACGTGCTTCCTCTAGGTCGTTGCCGCACGCCACGTGGCAGTCCTCGCGCCCGATGATGCACCGAATCAGCTTGCTTGCTTCCTCGGTGGGCTTGCCGCCGTTGCGTGGCTCAAACCCGCGCAATCTGCACACGACCTTGTGGCGTTCGTTGCCAAGCACGTCAGTGGCTAATTGATACTTTTCGCCGTTTTGTATAACTTTGGCGCTGGTTTCCGCGCCATTGTTTGTACTTTTACCACCAAGCAGGTAGATGAGACGGTCGCGCAACGACTCGCAAGCGTCCATAGTCCAGCCCATCACCGGCTCTTGGATGGCCTTGCAGATGGCGCTCAGCGACTCGTGCGAGCCGCACAGCTCGGACGGCTTGACGGCTTGCAGTCGCTCGGCCACGGCCTTGCGCTCGCGCTCCAACTGCCACTGGTCTGCGTCGCGTATGGCCCTGCCGTCCTCGAATCCGCGATGGTACTCCGACTTGCTGCACTGGCGCATCTCGGCATCGTGCGCCGCTTGCAGGTGGTCGAGCGTCTTGCGGTCCCAATACGAAACCGACTGACGCGCCCGCTCCATCGCGCGGGTGAAGCTCTCGACGTAGGCCATCTATGCTCCCTCCCCGAAGTCGATTGCCGCTACCTCGTAGGTGTCACCGTATCTGCGGTTTAGATCGTTGCAGATACGGCACGCGATATCCTTTGTGGGATACAGGTCGTACACGTGGCAGGGTTCGTTGCGTGTGACGATTGCGTACTGGCTCTCTCGCAGCGCTTGGCGTGGCGTGATGGTCCTCATCGCTTCACCTTCTTCCACTCGCCACAGCAGCCCATCGCGCCGACGTGCGGAACGTTCCATAAGTTCTCGTTGGCGGGGGCGAAGTAGTCTTGGTTGTTGGTGCCTGTCCACACGGGCGGGAACCTGTTGCAGTCACCCGTGTGTGGTGGTGGGTCGCCCTTGCCATAGTAGGGGTCGAAGTATCGGCACGTTTCGCAGCGCTTCTTGCCCATGTCACTCACCCGCGATGCCGAACTGCTCGCCCATGTCGTACAACGCATCGGCGAGAATGTCGGCGGTTGCACGCCACCACTGCGCCTGCTGCTCGGGCGTGGCATGCTCTGCCCGCTTGCGTGCTATCTCGTCGCGCTCGTCGGCGGTCATGTCGCTGTAGCAGACGTTTTGCCACTTGCCATCACGCTTGACACGGAAGTACACGCCGTCCAGGTTTCGTTGTCGCTTCATAGCTTCGGCTCCTCAAATTCGACTCGTTCGTGGTACTCGCCCTTCTTGCCCGTGTTGTACATCGAAACGGGCCTGTAGTAGCCCATCACGCGCGTCCACACCTCGCAGGGCTGGCGCTCGGCTTCCTCGATGGTGATGCCGTCGCTGGTCGTTATGTCCCTTTCAGGATTCCGCTCTTTCATACGTGCTCCTTTGGCTTTCTTCCTCTTGTTCGCGCCGGGCATAGGTCACGGTGACGCGATGCCCACATGCTCACGCTGGTTGCTGGCACGCCTATGGCCTGCGCGATTTCCGATGTCGTTCGGCCCTCACGCCACATGGCGACAACGGTCTCTCGGTTGTGTTCGTCGCGCATCAGGTACCTGCTTTGCATGTCGCTGCGTTTGCGCCAGCGGGTGAGCGTCGACCTCGACACGCCCGTGTCGCGTGACACGTCCGTGACCGTGCTGCCGTCGCGCATCTGCCGCACGCAATCTTCTATCATGTCTTGGTCACGTCTTGGTCGCAGGTCGATGCCGTAGGTGTCTCGGACGTTGTCGATCGTCATGCCCTTGCGCATCTTCTGCGCGATGGCGTCTCTTAGTAGCGTACTCACTTGGGCCTGCACTCTACGACGATGATGAGCGCCATGACCACGAGCGCGGCGATTTGCACGAAGTGCAGGATTTGCTGCTCGGTCATAATGCGACCTCGATTCCGCACTCGCGCAGATCTTCGAAATATCGGTTGTACGCGACACACACGAGCGGAAACCCATCCGTACCGCGATTGCCCTCGCCCTCGCATTCCTCACGGTGCTTGCATTCGTCCGGGCATGTGCTGCCAACGAACGGGTAGAGTTCTTTGCACAGCTCGCGTAGCTTTGCGTTCTCGGCTTCGAGCTTCTTAATTGCCTTGTTGCCAATCTCAACGGCTCCGGTGTACCCGCGCATGAATGCATCGGTTATGTCCTCTTGCCGACTTTCTGGATAGCGCATGTTCAGCTTGATTTCACGCACGTCAATCATCTAGCCCACCTCGATTCCCAGCTCGCGCATGCGTACCTCACATTCGGGAGTCAATTTGTCGCTCTGTTCAAACGGGCATCTGTCGCACTTGTTTGGCGAGTCGAAGTGCTCGGTGCACCAGTCGAGCGCACGCACCAGCTCGCGCAACTTTGCGTTCTCGTCGCGGTCGTTCTTCCATGCGCTTCTTACGCGGCGTAGCTCCGCCGCCGTGGGATTCGAGTTCGCGAGAAGGTAGTCTCGCTCTGCACGCAACTTGGCGTTCTCTTCCCGCAACTGTTTGTACTCACCCATGATGAGCCTCCTGTTCTCAGCGGCATCGCTCAGGCACGACCGCAGCCGTTCGTTCTCGGCTCGTAGCTCAGCGAGAATTGCTTCATCCGCTGATATGATGCGCGGCTTTTCATACGGCGTGCTCATCCGTCTACCTCGATTCCGAGGTCACGCATGCGTCTGAGTAGATAGCTTCCGTCACCGAACAGATGAGGATGAAGCGCAACGTCCCACACGTCACGCACCAGCTCACGCAGCTTCTCGTTCTCGCGTTCGACGCGATGAAGCTCACGTCGCAGGTTTGCGAACTCGACGGCAGGGTCGCCGACGACCTCGCGGAACATCCCGTACTGCGCAAGCCTTTTCTTTAGCTTCTCGTTCTCGGCTTTCAGCTTCTCGGCCCGCTCCGCACTGCGGGCTGCCAGCCGATTGAGCTTGGCAACGTCCACGTCGTAGGCTTCGTGCAGCTCGTCCATGTCACAACCTCCCCGTCGAGCCGTAGCCCCTGTTGCCACGTTGCCCGGCATTGAGGGTGTCTGCTTGCGTGTACGATGGGTAGCACACCGGACTCACGCAGAGCTGCGTAATCTTCTCGCCCGGCAAAAACTCGTAGTCGTAGTCCCCGAGGTTTGCCAGCCCAACCTTGATTGACCCCGTGAAGCCCTCGTCGATGAGTCCCGTGGTGATGATGCCGTAGTCGGTCCAAAGCCCGCTCTTGCTCTTGACCTCGCACTTGGTCTCCGGTGGCAGCTCGATGTGCACGCCCGTGTCAACGGTGACGAATCCGTGCGCCCGCAGCGTGAATCCATCACGGCACCTGATATCCGCGCCCGCATCAGTGTCGTGCGCACGCTCCGGCATGTACGCGCCCTCATCGAGCACGACCTTGATCCTTGGATAGAAGCTATTCATTTCTTTCCTTCCATGTCCTTGCGCATCCACTCGATGATGCGCATGTACGAGTCCTGCGATACTTTGTACTGTGTACCGTCAACAAGGTCGATGTAATACCCGCCACCAACGGGGTCAAAGAAGCATCCGACGACGTTTGCGGGATTGACGTGGTAGGCCGTGCAGTCGTAGTCCATCAGCTCTATCAGCATTGCCCCTTCCTCTCGTCCACAATCTGCCTGAATCGGTGAATCGCGTGGTCCGGCGACATGCGCGCCTGGCACACGCGGAATCGCTCGTTGGCGTCCTTGTCGTTGACGGCGTACATCCACCGCCCGCAGTCAACGAGCGTCCATCCCTTGTAGCGGCACCCGTCGCTGCCTTGGTCGGCCTTGAAGCCGTGGCTGTTGGACGCAGGGCTCGTGTACTCGTGTGGCAGGGTGGCGTGCACGTAGGTGTCGAACTGCATTACGCTTCCTCCTTCCTTCGCGGATAGCTTGGGTACGTCTTTCTAATGTCGCTATAGCAACGACGGCACACGTACTTGATTCCGAGCGCCGCGTGTCTGTCGCGCACGAACTCAGATAGCGGGAGTCTGCGGCCGCACTTCGTGCATACATGCGTCATGCCAACCTCCTTGCGTTGACCTTGAGCATTTCGCGGTCAATCTTTGCGTATATCAGCGTGGTATCCATGTTCGAGTGGCCTAACAGCTGCTGTATCTCTTCGAGCCGCATGCCGCGTCGTAGGTTGTTGGTCGCGAACGTGCGACGGAACCTGTGCGGGTGTACGTTGCTCACGCCCGCACGCTTGCCGAGTTTCCGCATCATGCACTCAACACTGCCTGTGCTCAGTCTGTTATGCGGGCGTGCCTTGCAAACGAAAAGAGCTGGCTCATCGTCGGTTCTCGACGCTAGGTATCGCGTCAGGTACATCTTGGCAGCGGCGCTAAAGTAGCACGTTCGCCGCTTGTTGCCCTTGCCGAGCACGTCGCACTCGCGGCCAGTCAGGTCGATGCCGTCACGATCTAAGCCGCACAGCTCGGATACGCGCATGCCGCTCGAAAGCAACAGCTCAAAGATGGCCTTGTCGCGTACGCTCACACATGCTTCGCGCATCTTTGCAACGTCCTCGTCAGAGAACGGCTTCTTGTCGGCCTTTTCCTCCTTGAGCGCCTTGGTGCGCTTGACCGGGGATTTGCGGATAATGTCCTCGTTCTCAAGCCACTGGAAGAACGAGGACAGAACGCGCCGCTCGTTGTTGACCGTCGTGGGTGTCACCTTTCGTTCGGTCAATGCCCACGACAGGCAGCGTCGAATGTCGTTTGCGTCAATCAGGCGCACGGGCTTGCCGATGTACGCAAGGCACTTGCTCAGCGTCTGCTCGTAGTAGGCAAGCGTGCGCTTGCTCAGGTTCTCGACGCGCTTGGCGTCTAGGTATATCCCTATGTAGTGATCGTTGTCCTGTGAGCTGCCGTCGCTCGGTGCGAACACGCTTTCCAGCGCGTCCCTCAGCAGGTGCATCTGCTCCTTGCTAAGGTGCTCGCGCATCATGGACTCGACCATCCGCGCCCGCTCTAAGTCGGGGTCTATGACGTATGCGCTCGCATACTGCGCATATGGCGTGATTTGCCCACTCATACGCTCGCCAGCGCCTTTGCGACCATGCGCCACGACCATCTATCATCGAGTACGCACATCGGCGTGTACAGCGAGTGGTGGAAGTCCATCCGCAGCGTGTCACCGATTTGCACGATGCCTGCCATGCCGATAATCGAGCATTGCACGTAGCACGTGAGCGCGGTCAGCTCGGACAGCTCCTGCGCCACGAACCACAGGTGTCGCTGGTAGTTGATGCCCATGTCCTTGAGGGCGTGCGCCATCGCAATGATGTTCGCGCCACCACCAGCCGCAGGCTCGTTGAGCGTGATGTACCCATGTTCCGCTATCTGCTTGGTGATGCTGTTCTCATCGACTTCGAGCTGCGCCATCATGTCGGCCACGTTGTAGGGCGTGAAGAACTGCCCGGTCTGCTTGTTGCCTATGCCGAGCTTCATGTACGTATCGCCCAGCAGGTCTTGGTAAGGGTTCTGCTCGAACGCTTCGATGGTCGGGTCATACAGCTTCGGCACATCCTCAGCTGCGCCCTTGGTGATTCGTACCATCGCGCCGCTCGCACGCTCTATCAGCCAGTCGCAATCGTTTCCGCTCCCAGCGGCGAGGAACGCGGCGAACGACGTAACGAACGCATCCCACAGCTCGAACAGTCCAGAGCCGTGGGATGCTTTCTCAATCGCTTTCGCGAGTTGTGTTGAGTCCAATCATTCCTCCCACTCGTCGCACTCCGAACACTGCATGACCTCCCACTGGTCCGCTTCGCCGTCGTACAGCATCGCGCACAGCCGCAAACAGGCGTTGCAGTGGTTGCAACGCTCCATGGTTTCCTGCGGGGTCACGTCTTGCTCCGGTGGCGGTTGGAGGTTTGGATCGTGGTAGCTGCTGTAGCCGGGTTCTCTCATCGTTGACCTCCCAGATAGTGTCGTACGATTGCGCTCTTGCTGCCGCTGAGCACCAACCGCAGGTTCTCGCGCTGGTACTCGGTGAGCGCGGCCACGGCCACCTTCGCGGACTCACTGCAATTCCTGATGAACTGCCTGCGCTGCTCCGGCGAGTATGATGGGCTGCGTCCCTTCGCGTACTGCTTCGCGGCATGCCTGCGGGACGCTTCGCGGCGACACTCGTCCGAGCAGTAGCACGCCCTCGGCCACTTGCTGGAAAACGTCGCACCGCAGATGGCGCATGTCCTCTCGGTGGGCTGGCGCGGGTGGTAGTGCTTGGCGAAGTAGTCCTTGTGGCGGCACGTGTTCGAGCAGTAGATGACGTCCTTGCGCCGCGCCGTGAACGTCTTGCCGCACACGACGCATACTTTCTCGTGCGTCATGAGTCCACCAGCCTACAGCCGCAATGCTTGCAGTGTGCGTCCTGTGCACCAACCACGCCACGGCATTCGCCGCACTCGTAATGGCCGATTGAGGTATGACCCTCGCGCGGCACGCTGATTCTGGTGGCGGTGTGCTCGGCTCGGCGGTTCCATGCGGCGATGGCTTCCCGCTCATCGTTGTACGTCTCCCACCACGCCCTCTTGCCGATGAGATGCAGCAGGGCGGCTCCCATCCTCTCTGGGACGCTCGGGTAGTACGGAATAGTCTCGACTGGATGCCACTTCCCGTCCTTGCCGAGGTATTCAGTGTACTCGTCTGAGCGTGTCATTTGGTTCGTCGTGTTCATGCGCCCACCACCCGCTTGCCGCAGTTCGGGCAGAACTTGAACCGTGGCGTCAGAACGTAGCCCTTGTGATACGAGCCGTCCTCTTCCCACCACTCGGTGATTTCGTCCCAGCCGTTGAACCAACCCTCGTCACCGACCATCATCTCGTAGCCGCACTTGTCGCACGACGCAGAGCCACATTCGTAACTCGCGCTGCCACCCTCGTAGTGTTCCTCGTCGTGCTCGTCCCACCACACGAAGCCTGTATCGTCTGGAATGTAGTGGCACGTCCCCTCGCCCACTGTCGCGGCGATGGCTTGGGCGGGAGTGGTGCCTTTCGCGCCGAAGCGGATGGTGCCATTAGGCCACTCGCGGAATGACGCTCCGTCCCATTCGGTCTTTCTGTCACTCGTCGGTCCGCTGTATCGCGGGTCTGGGTCGTAGTCATCGTGTTCGATGCCGCGCTCGTCCAGCATGCGCCGCAGCTCGTCAGTTGCCGTCACTCCCCCACCTCCGGTCGCTCGAATCTCATCCTCCACTGAACGTTCTCCCTCTTTATCCAATAGCCGTCTTCTTGCAGCTTTTCCGCATCGCGCACGCACACGGCACCGCGCCAACTCACGGCAACGATTACGTGCTTTCGCCACTTGTCCCTACCTGCGGGACGCACCCAGCACTCGCAGCCCAGCCACACCGCATAGGGGTTGTCGGCACCGTGGGCGATGTGAGCGAACGCCGCGCCGAGAATCATGCCACCCACCATGCCCGCGACGGCTGATAGGGTGGCGTCCATCACAGCACCACCCACTCGCCGTTAAGCCGCACCAGCCACGTGACGCGCTCGGTGGTCCGGTCCATGACCTTGTAAGTCGGCCATCCCTCGTCGGCGAAAGCGGGAGGTCTGTACTCGACGGCATCCAGCGGGCAGGCGGGCAGGTCCTGCGTCTCCTGCGGCGCGTCGAAGGTCACCAGCAGCCACGTGACTGCCGCCATCACCGCCACGAACGCGACGCCCACGATGGCCGCGCGGGTCGTTTGCTTCATTCGTGCTCCTTTCCATGCGAGACGGCCACGACGCGATTTCAGCGCCGCAGCCGTCGATTACGGGTATTTGTTCGTTTGTGCGTCGAAAACGCCTAATCACACGGCAGAAACCGTCTTAAAATCGCTTTTGAAGCTTTGCAGCTTCTCGTCCAGCAAGCGGATGTACTCGCCCAAGCTGACCACATCGTCGCTGCCGTCGTTTCTCAGCTCCCAGTCGGCGGCGTACTCGACGGCATGGACGAACGTGCGCTCTTGGTAGTAGCGTCCGGTCGTGTGCCACTTGAGCGTGCCAGCCGTGCCGTTCTCGACCGTCATCTTGTTCGCCCTGACTGCGTGCCGGTGATACAGCTCCCAGTTGTTGGCATCGCGCTTTCTCAGTTGCCAGTCACCGAATTGGATTCTCATGTCGCTCCCCTCATGCCGCCATGTTCGCGGCCACTATGCGCCTTGCCATCAGCGGCACGACGCTGTTGCCGATGCGCCGCACCTGCTCGGTCTTGCTGACCTTCGTGCCGTCGCTGTAGTGATCTATGACGTATGACGCCGGGAACCCCTGCGCGAGCTTGAGTTCCTCGGGCTTCAGCATCCGCAGGTGCACGTCGCTGCCGTCCGTCTCGCACGTCACAAGTCCGAACCTGTCGGCACACGTGATGGTTCTGAGCGGCATGCGCACGTCGTTGGCGTTGCTCTCGCTGCCGTAGTAGGTCACCAGGAACGCCGCGCGACCGCCCACCACGTACGGGTCACCGCCCAGCACGTACCGCCTGATGCCGTTCTCGATGCGGCGCATGGTCGCGTTCGCCAGCGGTCTCTTGCGCCCGGCCACGGCCTGCCCGGTGTCGGCGAAGTCGATGCACTGCGCCACCGGCTCCCACGTGGGCATGGTCATTGACTCGATGGTCCCCGCCTTCGCGTTGGTCTGCTCAGGCCACTCGGTGCGGCACCCGTCACGGCGAAAGACGGCATACCACCTTCTGCGGATGGTCGGCGCCCCGTAGTCTGCGGCCACCAGCTCGCGGCATTCGAACGTGTATCCCAGCGAGCGCATACAGTCCACGAACGCCACGTAGTCCTCCCATGTCTGAATCTCGGCCACATTCTCGCACACCACCACGTCGGGCATGATGCGCCGCGACTGCTCGTAGACGGCCCACGGCAGCATGCGGATGTGCTGCGAGCGCGGCTTGCCGCCACGTGCGCGGGAGAAGTGCGTGCAGTCAGGTGACGCCCACATCAATGACACGTGACGGCCACGCGTGTACTCGTTCAGCTTGACCGTGAACACGTCCTCTCGCAGGTGCAGCGCGCCGGGATGGTTGACGGCGTGCATCATCAGTGCCTTCAGGTCGTGGTTCACGGCGATGTCGACCTCGCGCCCGATGGCTTCGCGGATTCCCTCTGATGCGCCGCCACCGCCCGCGAACATGTCAACCACGAGACCGTCGTTCATGCCCCAGCCCTCCACTTCCTGAGTCGCTCCTGCTTGCGCTTCTCGGTCGTGCGGTGGATGGCGTTGGAGACGGTGGACGGCGAGCAGCCGAACATGTCCGCGATCTGTTCGTTTCGCATGCCCGCGTCGTGCAGCCGTCGCATCTCGTCGCGGTCGTACTTGCTGCGCTTTCCGGTCGGCGGCTTGCGTCCCTTGGAGCCGCAGTCAGGGCAGACGCGCGCGTAGATGTTGTTCGTCGCGCGGCGTCCCATGTTGTTGAACGTCCTGCCGCAGCAGGGACACACGTGCTCGATTGATGCGATGGCGTTGTTCCGCTCGATTCTCAGCTCGGCCATCGTCATGACGGCCTGCAGCGTCTCGCGGTCGTGCCACTCGATGCCGTTGGCCTTCATGTTGTTCATCACGCCCACCAGACGGCGCGGCACGGCCACAAGGTTCTCTGGCGCGAAGTTACGCTTGTCCCCGTCCGCGAAGTAGACCACGTGGCCCTCTGGCACGGGACCGTATGCCTGCTGGTACGCCCACACATGCTTCAGCATCCAGTTGTCCTTGCTCATCGGCTTGTTGGCTCGCAGCCGCACCTTTATGACGATGTAGCCGTCCTTGCTGACGCGCTCGGTGCCAACAGGCTGCAGCGGCCTGCCGCCACGTCTCGTGCCGTCATGTCTCACCTGACGGTCGTACCCGGCACGGAACAGGTTGATTTGTCCCTGACTGAGTGCGAAGCCGAATCGCTCGCGGAACTGCGCACTAAGTTGGTCGGTCCGCTGCCCTTGGTCGTGCTCCAGCATCCACGCCAGCATCTCCGGCTCCTTGGACCAGTACACCGGGCGCTCGCAGCGGTTGCCGCGTCCGGTGACGGGCAGCTTGCGCAGACCCATGCCGTGCGCCTTGTTGTACAGCGTGGTCTTGCGCGGACGCAAGCCGAACTCATGCTCGTAGTCATCCATGAGTTGTTCGATGCTGGTCATGCGCGGGTAGTGTTCTTGTAGCCAATCGGCGTCGATGCGGTGACGTTCGGCCATCACCCCTCCAGCATCTTCGGCATCGACACTTGGTTTTGGTTGTACTCGGCCCGCATGCGGGTTGCCGCGAGTACCGTGTTCGCGTTCTCGATCACGGTTCGCGCGATTCCCTCCACGGCCTTGGAGCGTGCGACCTCTGCGGCCATCATGTCCGCGTCCGTCGCGTCCACCGCCCGTAGGTTCTCCAGCTCGGCGAACAGCTGGTCGTTCAGCCGTCCCAGGTCGTTCGCTCGCTTTCCCTCTGCCATTGCTACCTCCATGTCCATCTGCGCGAGCACGTCTTGTAGTCCCGCGCGGAAAATCTTGTACTTCAACTTGTCGCTGACCATCGACGGCTCCCACGTCTGCTGTGATGGTTGCCGCAGCCACCATCGCTGGTACTGCTGGCACGATTCCGACACCGCCCTTGCCAGCCTTGCGCGGGTGCCATCGTCCAGCGCGGCCACGGCCACGTCGGCGTTGCGCTGTGCTTCGCGGTCCACGAATGAGGCCACCCGTCACACCGCCAGCCGAGTCTGCACGCCAGCCATCGCGCATCCCCGCATCACGGCATCGCGCAGCGAGCCATCCACCGCCGCCCACCGCTCGCACAGCATGGTTTCCGCTTTCGTGCCGCGCTCGATTAGCCACACCTCCGATGCGTGCGGCCAGCCCCACACCTCGACGGTGCCGCACCTGCCGCGCAGCGTGGCCTTTATGGGTCCGTCCTTGTACTGCCGGATGCTCCACTCGCCCACATCGCCCACTTCGCGCAGCAGCACGTTGACGAACGCCCCGTAGTCGCAGAGTCCGTGGCCCGCCTTGGCGTTGGCGCACTCGCGCGTCATGTCGTTTCGCAACTTGCAGCCGTCCACCACGCAGGTCGCGTCACGCATGGTTTAGAGTCCTTCGATAATTCATTGTTACTCCGTTCATAGAATCAGGTTGCTGTTGCCGTACAGCTTGGTCGCTATGGACACGTCCGACGCGCCGCTCTTGTTCTTCACGACGGTCATGCGCCCGTTCACCGAGCCGTCTTGGTTCCTGCTGAGTTCCATTCCGTTCTCGGTGCGCACCCTGTCAGGCACCAGCATCACGGCTTGCTCGGCGGCATATCCGATGTACCCAGAGCCGCGAAACCAGTCCATCGTCGGACCGTCCTTGTAGTCGTTAGCCGACAGCTTGCGCGTGCTGCTGATTGCCAGCACGTTCCCGCCGTCCTTGGACTGCGCGTAGGATTGCAGTTGGTTGATTATCTCGGTCACGCGGTCATACTCGCTGTCGTTGCCAGACGATTCGACCGGGACGATCTGCATGTAATCGACCACCAGCACGGGCTTCGGCTGAGGAAGGGTGCGCATCGTCTCCACCAGCTCGCCAATCTCGTAGTTGTCCGTCAGCACCGCCAAGTTTCTGCCTGGGCCGTCATCCCATGCCGTCAGCGTACGCACCACGGGGTCATCGCCATCGACCAGATATCTTGATAGCTGCTGGGCGCTTTTGCCGTGATACTCCGGGTGGCTGCGACGTGCGACACCGCTGACCACGTTCGACCACGATATAGTGGCCACGTCCCTGTTGTGGCAGCTCCACGAGCTCGCGCATCTCAGTTGCACGACCTCCCAGCTCATCTCGTAGCTGGCGTAGACGACTCTCGTGCCACGTGCGGCCATCATTGCCGTGCTCTGGCACGCCAACACCGACTTGCCAGCGGACGATGGTCCTCCCACGACGGTGACTCCCCGCGTCATGCCGCCACCGAGCAGTTGGTCCAGCTTCGGCACCCCTGTCGGCACGGGGTCCGGTGCCGTCAGGTATGCCGTCATAGCCAGCTCTCCCGGTGGCCTGTCCATGACGCGCAGCGCTTCCCACAGGTCCGGCGCACTCATTCTGTCCCCAGCGGCATCGGCGGCTGTAGTCCGTTGTCGAGATACCAGTCCTCGGCATCATTCGGAGACGCAAGCGCTTCCGCGCCAGCGGAAAAGCGCGAAGCGTCCTCTGAGTACTCTGTACTCTGAATGTGTCCCCCTTCTATCTGGGAAAACGTGTTTGACGTGTCCCCCTTTTTCCTGCGCTTTTTAGTTGACGTGTCCCCCTTAAGTAAGACGCGTCCCCCTTTTTCGCTTACCTGTCCCCCTTCTATCTGGGAAAACGCAGAATTTATCTGGGGTTTTACCTGTCCCCCTTCCGGTATTCCGCACTGCTCTGCGACCCACCAGAAGGTTCGTTTCACGTAAGTGTTCCGACCGACCTTCTTCATGCCGACGTTGACCAGGAACCCTTCGCGCTCGAGCCGCGCTATGAACTTCTCTGCGCTCTTTCGGCTGGTACCGCACTCGTCTGCTATGCGTCTGATTCCAATGGTGAAGTACGGACACGGCTTGCCCTTGCTCTGCATCTGCGACCAGCAGTACAGCAGCATGTGGCTGTGCCTTGCGAGTGCGTCAGACCGAACCGTGTCGAGGATCGTGCCGAGGTGTCTGGCATCGTCAGCGTCAAGCTTGTACCATCCACCCATGTCATCTCAACCCAGCCGCCTTGAATATGTTCGCGTCTGGCCCGAACTGGTAGCACGTGCGCGACAGCGTGATTTCATCGCCGCCGTTTCCGATGCTTGTGACGAACCACTCCTTGCAGTCACCGTTGCCGTCAACGACAATCAGCATCGGCTTGTCACCGCCAGCGCCAAGAAGCATCGACAGCACCCGTGCGTTCATCTCATGTCGCTCGTCAAAGAACCCGGCAACCTCGATGTATCGACCGTCTGCCAGCTTGAAGTCGGGCGTGTATTGGTTGTACGGGAACCTGCTGTCACGGAAGCAGTCGGCGTGAAACTGCCATTGGATTCCCAATGCGTCAAGCGCTTCAGCCGTCCGTGCTTCTAGGTTGCTGTCAAACCAAATGCCTTTGTAAAACGTTCTCTTTGCTCTGTACTGCTCATATCCCATTAACATCACTCATCCAAATCACCTCAGCATCAAAACGCGAGCGGGCGACCGAAGCCGCCCGCGATTGCTTGCGTGCCGCTAGAACGGCACATCCTCGTCGTACACGTCAGTCACTGGCTCATATGATTCCGGCACGCTGACGGGCTGCTGTTGTTGGACCGGGCTCTTGTCCCGTTGGTCGCGGTCCTCGAGAAGCGCCTTGCTGAAGTCACCATCGTCATACTGCTGTTGTGTCAGATAGGCGGCTATCTCCATGTTGTATCTGTCAGCCCCCGGATTCTTGGCGTTCGGCCCAGCCGTATACAGGCGCTTGCGGACCACGGCGAAGATTCGGCATCCGACGAACGCCGTCCAGTTGTCATCCTCGGCTTCCTTCAGCGACGCGAACTTGCCATCGTTGCCGTTGATGGCGTGTAGCCGGTTTGGGTTGGCTTCTGCCAGCATGTGCAGCTTGTGCTTGTACATGCCGAACGCCGTATCCTTCCATGACAGCACGTCGCTTGGCGGGTACTGGCTGTTAGCGTATGCGCCCTTACGATCGCCCGTGCGAACGTCCCAGTACATGCGGACGTAATTCTCGTGGTCGTGTGGCTCGGCCTTGGTGATAACCAGCTCGTAGGCGCCTGGGTCAATGTCGGCGAACCCGCCCGTGCTTTCGGCTACTCCCCTGAGCTTTTCCAGCAGTCTCGGCATCTCTATTCCTCGCTTTCCGCGCCCTTTGGCGCATCGACAATCGGTGCCATCTCGTAGTAGTCGCGGATTATGGAGTCGACCTCTCGCAGGTCGTTGTCCATTACCGCGTCGAACATCCCCATCGGTGCCTTCGCAAGGTTCTGGCCGTCGTTCTCGGTCACGAACACGTGCAGGGGCTTGCCGTCCTCGCCAGCCCTCGTCTCGCAGTCGATTACGATGCCGAACAACCCCTCGACGCACAACTTCTCGTCCAGCATGCGTCCGATGGTCTTGGGCTTCTCGCTTCCGTCATCGCCCGTCTCTGGGTGCATCAGGAAGTAGACGTTGGTATCGTCGTTGGTCAGCGTCGCGGCCTTCAGCAACTGCTCGAACGCGACTGCCATGTCGGTGAACTTGGTGTAACCGCTCTCCCGAGCACGCGCGAAGTTGTCGAACTGCATCAGGTATCCGGCATCGTCTATGACGTATGCCCTGAGCGCGTTCTTCCGCAGCGATTGCATGATGGTTCCGTACCCGACGTTGTTGATCATCGTAGGCAGCTTCGAGCGAAACGGTAGGCGCTTGCCTGCTACGCTGAAGACGCCAACCTCGTTCGGCTTGAAGTTTCTAAGGCTCGCTGACTTGCCCGAGCCTGACTTGCCAAGCACCATGACGATGTTTCCCATGGTGCCCTCCTTTCTGTGTTGGTGCCGCGCCCGTGGAGTCGAACCACGCTCTCACTAGCTCACCGGAGTCGCTCTTGGGAGTCGAACCCAACTGCTCTTTCTCACCGGATGGCGCGGCGTGTCTCTAGAATCGGTACTCCTTGGCCGTACCGCTCTTGCGGTACGTGCCGTGCACGCCGTTGGCCCGCAACGCGCCGACGAACCCGGCCATGAACGACTCGGCGATTGCGAACACCTCGCGCGGTATCTGTACGGTCACGCACTGGATGCCCTCGCGGTCGGTGTCCGATATCGAGAACTGGTAGCGGTCCGCGACCATCACGGCCACCACGCCCGTCAGTTGCGGACCGGGCGTGCAGAACACGCGCTGCAGTGGCTCGTCGGTAACCACGGCCCATATCGGCTCGTTGCGGTCGGCTGCAGCGTCTGCGGCCTGCATGATGGACTCGCGCAACTGCTCCCCGGCGTTCCTACGCACTTGCCGCCGCCATCTGCCTTGAGCGTCGCTCGACCACCACGTCTTGCACCACGTCCAGCGCGTCCATCACGTCTGCCGTGGTCACGCCATGCTCGGACATGATGCGTGCCGTCAGTGTGCGCTCGTCGTGCTCGTCGGCGCATATCTGGTGCAATGCCTGTCGCATGTGCGTGACCTTCGACATGGTTATGCCACGGCTACTGATGTGAGCCATGGTCACTGGTCTTGTACCACATACCCTGCGCGAGGGTGCACATGTGGCGAATGTCGCGGTACAGGCTCGGGTTGGTGCGTGCGTATGCCTTGCTCGCAAACGTTTCGACGGCTTCTCGCGCGTCTGCCAACTGGTCGATGGTCATACGGTACCCCGCGTAGGTGCTGGTCGGCTTGGAATCACTCATCGCCGCCTCCCAACAAGCCAGCCACCGCCGATGGCAGGTTGTTGCCCAGAGCGCGACCAACCTTCGCGGGGTCGATGCGGATGCTGGTGCCGCTCACGCGTTCAGGCTGGGCGGGTATGACCGTTTCGGCCATCTCGCAGCCGTCAGGCATCTCGCCCGTCTGCGTCAGGTACCACTGCGCGTACTCGGCGCGGTGTGAGGTCATGTATGCGTCCCACAACAGCCGCGAGTCCTCGCCGCGAACCCACGAGTCCAGTGCGCCATCGTCGGTGACGGCGAAGCGCTGCTCGGTGCGGCCCTCCTTGCCCTTAGAGATCGTGACGCTCATGGTGCCCACCTTGAGACCGTCGATGCGCACGTCGTAGCTGCGTGCTCCGGTCTGCTGGTAGCGGTCGATGATGTCGGCGCTGACGTACCCCCGCAGGTTGTCGGGGTTCTTGGTGTCCACGTCTGCCGCCAGCGCCTTGAACAGCGCCTGCTTGATGGCCAGCTGCTCGAGCGGCGCGTAGTCGTGTATGCCTTTCACTTGGTTTCCTCCCATTTGATTTCTTCTCCGTCGGTCGGTTCCCACGGTTCCATCGGGGACTTGCGACGGCTGTTGTCCTTGAAGTCGAGAAGCCTGAAGTATTCGATTCCCCTGCCAACGTCCGGTCTCCTTGCCATGATTGGCGTCGCATTCACAGAGTCGCAGAACATAAAGAACTTGTTCCATTCGTCCTTGTAGAGCGCTCCGTGCAGCTTGCACTGGATGAAGACCAGCTCACCTGTCTTTACGCAGTAGACGTCAGCCGGTGATTTCGATGCGGGTGCCCTCAGCGCGAGATAACCATGTCTTCTCATGTCATTGCGTACGGAGTATTCGAGGTCACGGCCACGTGCGTATTGCGTGCGCTTCGGCTTCTTCGAGCCAACAACATCGTCGTACTCTTCTGGAAACCAGTGCGTCATCGCGTCGTGGAAGCTTTGCACGTTGTAGTGTCGTGACGCGCAGAACTCGGAGACGTTCTTTCTGGAACGTTTGAACTGCTCCCAAATCGGCTTCATCACGCACTCGGGCATGTCCTTCCACCTACTGAAGTACCTCTTCTGCCCGTGCTTGTCGGTAAGACCCATGACCCCGGCCTTGCGGCATATGAACTGCTTGGTACGTCCCATCTCGTCTGCCAGCACTTGCAACATGCCAGCGTCTCGGTAGGTTACGTAACGATCTGCCAGGTATCGCTCATCCTCGCTTGTGAATACGTTCTGAGAAACGTCTACACCGAGATTCCTAAGTCTCTCATGCACGGCTTGGCCGCACATGCCCAGCTCTTTGCCAGCTTTCCAAATGCTTCCAAGACGCTCGTATGCTTCGATTACCTGCTCGTCGGTAGCCTTCTTTCTGTATGGCAAGCAGCCACCTCCATGTGTTGTCTATTGTTCGCAGTGGTCGATAGCCACGACCTCGTACTGGTCCTTCCCGAACATCGGTCGCATCTTTTGGTTCATCTGCTTACACGTATCCTTGGCTTGTGCCAGCTCATCGAACGTGCCGCAGAGATAGTAGTTGCCATGGTCGAAGAAGCGCATCATGGCGAACCCTTCGTGGCGCAGAATCGCGCAGGGCTTCATCGTCTTCATTGCAGCCCCACTCTCGCCGCGAACAGGAACATAGCCGCCACGCCCCCACACAGAAACGCCGTCACGAACAGGACCGCGCAGCCGAACTTGAAACTGTCGCTCATCTACACCCACCCCTGCAAAACGTCGATGGTTTCCATCCGCATCGCGCACAGCATCATCGCCACCATCAGAGCGGCGAACATCAGACGGAGCGCAACGACTGAGCAATTCTGCTCGCGCCGCTCGGTTGTGACTCCATCCACTCGTCCAAGTCGCGCTTGCACACGAAAATCGTGTTTCCGCGCCTGTGAGACGGTATCTCGCCGCTGGCAACGGCCCGATTGAAGCTGGTCGGACTCATGCGCACGTACGCTGCCCCCTCGCGGCTGCTTAGCCACGGCGAGTCGGAGCGGCGAGCTATGGTAAGCAACTGCTGCAAGGTGTCGAGAATCGCTTGCTCCATACATCCTTGACCTCCAATTTTTGTGATCGTGAGAGCGCCACGGGGCAGGGACGGGGCAGGGTCCGCGCCTAGCGACCTTGGAGTTGGTAGGCCGCTGGTCCGCAAAGCTGTGTGTTGAGTCAACCCAAGCAACAGGAAAGGAGAGGATCGCAAGAACGGAAGGCAAAAAACGACTTGCGGCCGCGCCATCCCTTGGGTACCCGTCCCAACCTCGTGACGCTCTCTAGTGGTAAGATGGAGGTGGTCCCCCTTGAGAAGTGACCACCTTGCCCGCCTTTGGATTCCGGCCATCGGCGGGCGCTCTTTTGTGCAATCGTACAAGCGGCTCTTTCGTCCGCGACCATCACTCTCTCGTGCTACCCAAGCGTGTCTCAGCAAGGGCAAGGAGCCTAGGGGGTTACCAACGGCCACGTGTGGGGTAGGACCACACCGTGCCAGTCACCCGCAACCCTGGTACGCTCTTCGAGAGGTGCCGCCGTGCTGCGCTGCCAAATACCCGGATTGATAGATACTGGCGGCACCCCTCGGATAGCGCACCCTTGTAGGTGCGCAATCGCGCTAGAAGAAGTCGAACGCATCCTCATCGAGGTAACGCAGCCGCTTTGGACGCTGTGGACTGTCAGGCAGCGGACGAGTGCCAATCTTGCCGTAGCGCGGCTTGTAGTCGTGGCTCACTGGCACGCAACCACGCCAACCGCTCGGTCCCGCCACCGCAGCAAGCAGGCACACGCCGTAGACGTACGTGTGGTGGCGCTTGGCAATGCCCTGTGCGATTCTGCGCATCTCGCTTGTCATGGCCGAATCTCCTAGAAGTTGAACTTGACGGCGCGAGGGTCGTGCGCCATGCCCTTCGCCTGAACCTTGCGTGCCTTGCGCAGCTTGGCGCGGCGCTTCATGCGGTCGGTGACGCTCTTGCGATTCGGCTCAAAGCGCTCGCGGGTGTTGGTGGTGTGGTGGAACGTTTTCATGGTTGTGCTCCTTTTTTCGTCGGGTGGTTTAGATCGCTAGTTACTGGAGACTGTGAGGAAGTCATTCACATCGAGCTTCAGCTCATGGCAGAGACGCACGAACTCATCTGCGCGGATGTTTCGGTTGCCAGCCAGTCCGCGACGCAGCGACTCGTCGTTCATGCCAACACGTCTTGAAAGCTCGCTCACGGGTATACCCCGCTTGCTGATTTCCTCGTTGAGAACCGTTGTGACGTTCATTGTTTCCTACCTTTCTTAGGTGTGTCTACTACTATACCTATGTATTTTAGGATTTCAAGCCATATTCGCCGACATTTCCTAAATTTCGTAGACTTTTTCCTACAAAGTATCTAATCTATTAGGTGTGTTGATTAGGCTAAGGAGGACCGAGATGACTGCCCGCGAGTACATGGCACGCAAGCTGCATGAGTTCAGGAATGCCGCCAACCTCTCCGTCGATACCGTTGGCGAGCGTCTTGGCAAAAGCCCCAAGACGATCTCGGCATGGGAGGTAGGTCGCGGCCAGCCTGACGCAGACAACCTCGTTAGGCTTTGCGTTCTCTACCATGTAAACATCTCCGACTTTTACAGCGAGGACGTTAGTGGCGAAGACGTAATGACGGACGAGGAGAACGATATCTTGATGGTCTACAAGTCGTTGAGCGAAAACGATAAGGCGGTGGCCCGTCGAGTGCTTGAGTCTCTTGCAGGTCTGTAAGTCGGCGTGGGTCAAACGGCTCACGTCGGCCCCTTTCTTTGCCCCTCTGTCGATACGGTCAAGATTCTGTCAGCTTGCTTGACTAGCATTGTTCCCATTGGAGTTGGGTAGATTCACGGAAAAGCAGATTGTGAAGGAGCGATAAAAATGGGGAAGAAAACGGCAGCTTTCGTAGCGGCTTCGATGCTTGCGTTGTCAATGTCGGTCACCGCATGCGGAACGTCCACTGAGCCAGCCAAGAGCGACGAGCAAGAAGCAAAGCAAGAGCAGCCACAGAAGCAGGATGAACAGGTGTTTGACACCGAGCTTGCCATCGTGACATACCGTGACACGCAAGACGCTGTTGGCAATGCGGTAGTCAACTTTGCCCTTGAGAACAAGACAGACAAGACACTGATGGTCGGCTCTGATGGCCTGTTGGTCAACGGCCAGTACTCGGTGACGGCCCTTGGTGGCTCTGTTGCTGACATCGCCCCATCAACGACTGGCTCCGTGTCCCTGACCTTTGGCGTGTCGACACAGACCGATCTAGGCGGCACGGAAGACTTGCAAACGCTGTCCGGTGAGCTGGTGCTTTTTGATGCGGACGAAATGCAGGAAGTCGGAAGAGTTCCGTTCGACGTGGTTATATAACCCTTATATAAAAAATCGCCCTCTCGCGTGGTCGAGACGCGAGGGGGCGGCGATTGAAACCCCCGACGAAAGGAGTTTCCGGTGTCTAATGATACCAAAAGACGGCGCATCGGCTCGGTGCGGCAACTGCCGAACGGAAGGTGGCTGGCGAGAATCTCGCGCGGCACGAAAGCAGACGGTGGCCGTCGCAATCCGTCGAAGGTGCTCAACACCAAACAAGAAGCCGAGTCGTGGCTGCAAGCGATGGCCGTCAAGCTGGATGAGCGGCCCGATCTAGGCGCTGGCGTCACACTACAACAGCTTTGGGGCGTGTACCGCAAGGACCGAGACGGCAAGCTGGCGAACTCGACGCTCACGCGATACGCTGGATGCTTCGAGCGCCACTGGCTACCAGCAATCGGCACAATGGACGTATCGACCATCGACGTTGCCACCGCCCAGCGCGTGATAGACACCGTGCGCGGTCGCAGGGACGCCATGCAATGCAAGGCCGCGCTGTCCTCCGTTTTCACGTGGGCTGTACGTCTCGGCATCATGGCCGAGAACCCGATTCGCACCGCATCGCTCACCTACCCCGGTGACACCATCTCCGCATGGGAGGACGAGAGCGTGTGGGACGATGACCCGTTCGGCGCAATCGAGCGCACGCGCAACACGTGGGGAGCGGCAACGGTGATGGACGCGCTGCCACTGATGGAGGGCTTGCCGCTGGAACCCGTGTGGCTGGCGATGGTCGGCTCCGGTGCCAGGCTCGAGGAGGCTTTCGCCATACGCAGAATGGACGTTCGCCGAGCCGTGGTCGATGGCACGGAGGTAACCCAGCTCGCGCTGCACCATGCGCTAAACGCATCGGATGGACGGCACCGCACGAAGAACCGAAAGAGCGCGAGAATCGTCGCCATGATGGAGCCTTTCGGGGAGCGGTACTGGCAGCTTGCGTGCGAGGTCTCGCAGCGTGACGGCTTGGTGTGCCCTGCGAGTCCGCACAACTACGGCACCCGCTGGCGTGGTTACTTCGCCGAGCCGTCCACGTCGAAGCACACCCGCGCCGTGGGCGTGTACAAGGGACGGCTGCACGGTCTGCCGTACATACCGCTGTCCCGCATGCGAGCCACCCACGAGACGCTCATGCAGGAAGCTGGCGTGCTGGATAGCGTCAACGCCGCCATGCACGGCCACTCCGAGCGCATCAGCTACAGGCACTACCAGCAGGCAGACTCCGCGAAAGCCGCCCAGCAGGCATCGTCGTATCTCTCGCTCGTTGGTTAACGTGCAGAGATTCAGCTACCTTTGTGTAACGTTGTGTAATGACCGTACGAACCTTGATAAACAAAAACAGGCCAGCACACATGCTGACCTGCTCGTTTGTATGGTGGGCCCGGAGGGATTCGAACCCCCAACCCAGGGATTATGAGTCAAGTTTTTATGTTTATGCTACCACTTCTACCTGCGGTTATGCCGCTAATGCATCACCTATCTACACTAATCTACACCAATCTACACTGTACGATGTGTAACGGTATGTAATCAAATATCGTACCGTTTGGATCACTGCCATATTGCAAGCAACACAGCCAAAAAAATATTTGCTTACAACAAGATTTCTCTTGTGTTTTGCTTACAAGTCATGCTATACTATAGTTGCAAGCAAGGAGAGCAAGCGAAAGGACAGAGCAATGACTACCAAGACCAACACCAACGCCCTCACCGACAGTCAGATAGCGGTATACGAAGCCCACGGATTCCACCGCTGGACCATGAGGGACATGGACCGTCTGTACATCAACGCCAAGGACCTCGGCCTTGAGGTCGAGTACTACAAGACCGGAAACGTCAAAAACGCCAGATGGAACGGCGTCCACATCTCCAACGCCGACGCCCGCCGCCTGCTGTCCTCCAAGGTCTACGTCGACGTTAAGACCTGCAAGCTGAGCTTCACCACCAGCTTTGATCTGTCCGACGCCATGAGCCTTGAGGAAGCCGCCAAGCGTGCGGTCGCAGAGGTCGAAGCCGAGCTGTTCGCGCCCGCGACGGAGACCGCTACCAGCAAGCGTTTCGAGGTCGAGGACAGGCGCGAGGAACTCGTCAAGACCGTCGAGGACTTCATCGCAGAGCGCATCGCCCTGACCGAGAGCATGGAGCTTCCCGAGAACGCCAAGCGTGAGCGCGGCGTGGCAATGTTGGAGAGGGCACGCGAAAAGACCATCGACGCGATTCGCAACCTCCCGAGCGAGTACGTGATGTACCAGAAGCTCGATGGCAACACGCTCGTCCAGACCTACGCGTTCCGCTAGTCACTAACCAGGCACCAACGGCCACGGGCGGGAGCCGACACGATCCCCGCCCACCGTTTAGATCTAAAGCGAAGGGAACCATCATGAAGAAAATCATCAACGGGCGCATGTACAATACGGATACGGCCATCTCCATCGGCGAGTGGAGCAACATGAGCGACATCCGGGACTTCAACTACTGCACGGAGACGCTCTACCGAAAGCGTGGAGGGGAATATTTCCTCCACGGCGAGGGCAACGCTGCCAGCAAGTACGCACGCAGCTCAGGCCAGAACGTATGGTCCGGTGGCGAGCAGATAATCCCACTGTCATACGACAATGCACGTCAATGGGCTGAGGAGCACTTAGACGCAGACGATTACGAATCCGAGTTCGGCGAGGTGCCGGAAGACGAAGGTGAAGCCGTGCCGATATCCGTGCGCGTGTCCCCTGCGGCGAAGGCTGCGCTCGACCGTCTGGCGGCAAAGACGGGCCGCTCGAAGGGCGAGCTCGTGAGCGAGGCCATCCTCGCGCTACAGTAGCAGTGTCGCGGCGAAAGCCGCGTTGGGTTGAAACATTTTCCTTTACTGAGGACAATCCGGCAAAAGCGCCCTGCGGGAAACCGTGGGGCGCTTCGCCTAAGAAAAACCCCGCTAAGGCGGGGAGCATGCGATTACGAGAACACTCTATGGGTCATCCCCGCTATGGCAGGGAACATCGCAGGTCCATGATAGCAAAAATCCCCGCCCCTCCCACCACGGGGAGAGACGGGGAATCGTCAAACGTTGGTCACCTGCGCATCAGACATAGAACGCAACGCCCTTGTCGCTCATCCAACCTTTGCAAGTATTACGCTCGCTCGCATCAGCCGTGTAGAAGTGCTCCTTGTGCGAGCCATCGTATAACTCATAGACGGGCTTCGACCCGCCGGCCAGGAACGACACGCCCTCGTACCTCCAGCCCTTGCCGAGGGCCGTGAGCATCCGCGCGGCGTCCGTGCACAGCAAGTGGTCACCCGTCTTGGGATTGTACGCGCGGTACACCTTGGAGCCAGTGACCGAGGACTTCCATGCCACGCCCTCGTAGGTCCAGCCGCTGTCAACCAACTTCTGTGCTTCGGTCACGTCGCTCGTCCAGTGGTGGCGTGAGTTGTCCGTATCGTACACGCGGTATACTCCGCGCGTTACCGCCTTGACCTTCTGCTTGGCTGGTGTGGGCTTGGAGTCCTCCACGTAGTAGTCTGCCTTGCCGTTGTAGTGCAGAACAGTGGTCCACGGGAAGTTGTAGTATGCCTTTACCACGCTCTCCAAGCCGTCCTGGTCACCGGGCTTGCCGTTGTACGCGCCGTGGTTCTCGTTACGATTGAACTCGCTGAGAACATCGGCACCAAACACACCGTCGTTGCCGCCGTCCTGACACATCGCCACGTGCTTGCCCGGCGTAAGGTACAAATCACCGCGCTTGGCGGGGGTGAGCGACGCGGTGAACAGCCCGCTCTTTAGGAACACGTCCAGCATGTCGCTCGTGCAGGTGGCATCGTCCAAGGCGCCCTCGTACTTGGTGCCCACCAGAGCCAAGCGCCACGACAGGATGGTGGATGAGCTGCAATCAAACGATCCAAGCAGGTACTCGACCGTCCACCACTTCGTGCTCACCTTCGCGGTGGTCGGCTTGCTGCCGTAGTCCCCGCCCCAGCGGTTCGGGTACTGGCTGTAGCCGTTTCGCTCGTCCTTGCACATGGCATGGTGGATGGTAGCCGCCTTGTCCGCGATGCTGATGCGTACCTTGCCCACGGTATCCCCCTTCTCTCCGCAAAGCCTTTGCCAATCGTCTCTGGTGCCGTAGAACGCGTCCGCGTCGAGCGACGCCTTGCCGCCGTTGCTTGGCTTCGGGTTGACGTAGCCGTACTGGAAGATGGTTGGCATGGCACCCCATGCTCCCCATGGCCTTGAGGACTGCCACGGCTCGCTCTCGTAGCCTTGGTACACGTGGTCCTCGTAGGCGTACTCCGCGCCCCAGAGCGGGTACCTCTTGGCGACTGAGGACCAGTCGTAGGTGTTGCACACGCCCTTGGAGGTGTACAGCAGCGGCGTGCCGCCAAAGCGCTCGCTGATGCGGTCTAGGAATCGCTTGCACCACGTGACGTCGTTGCCCTTGCCGAACTTGGGGTTGCCCATCTGCTCCCAGTCGAGCGTCGCGATGGCGCGGCCCCTGTAGTCCTTGATGGCGTCGTAGAAGCTGTCGGCTTCGGTGATTGGGTCGCCGCCGTTCGCATAGTGGTAGAAGCCCAGCAGCTTGCCCGAGTCAAGCGCCGCGTCTGCCATGGTGCGGTACGTCTGGTTGTAGACGGTTCCTTGCGTGCCCTCGGTGGCCTTTACGATCACGAACGCCGCGCTCAAGGACCGTACGTCGATGCCCTTGTCAAAGCCGCTGATGTCTACGCCATCCAGCTTGCTCATCGCAGTCCCGCCATGTCGTCGTGCGGCTCCTCGTAGCCGAGCGCGCGTATCGAGTCACCCAACCCTTTTGTGGTCGGATCGTTGACGATGCCAAGGATGGCAAGCACGACGAACGCGGACTCGACCACTGCGAGCAGCTTGGTATTGATGTCGGCAAAGTCCAGCTTGTAGCCGAACACCGCCGCCACTGCCTGAGCCAACAGCAGGATGGCCGGGATGATTGACAGCCAGAACGTCTTGTTGTGGATTCTCACGCCCCAGTTGATGCCCATATGCTTCCTCCTTACAAAAAAGGCGGGAGCCGCGCTTGCGACCCCCACCGACTGCCCTACTCCGTGCCGTTCGGCGGTTCCATCGGCAGCGCACGGATGCGCGGCGCTATCTCCTCGATAACGCCGTTTCCCCCGTCTTGCGCGTAGGAAACCCATAATTTGTGATAGACCTCGCGCTCCTCCACGGTGTAGTATCCCTTGTCCATGCACTTCTCCCAGTTGTCGAGGAGCATGGTTCGCGCGATTGCAAGCACTATCGACCTCTCGGCCTCGCGCTGCTCGACCTTCCTGCGCTCGGCCTCGGCCTGCTCCATGCGTGCCTCGTCGCGCTTTCCGTCGAAGCGCTCAAGCTGGCGCTTGATGAACCACAGCAAAAGCGGGAACGCCAACAGGTTCACGGCTCCGACTGCGAAGAGCGCGGGTGTGAGAGATTCCACTACGCTTCCTCCGTAGGCTCTGGCTCGGGTTCGGGTTCGGGTTCGGGTTCAGGCTCCGGTTCGGGCGCAGGAGGCTCGTGCTTGTAGCACTTGAGGTCCAGCGCGAAGCCTTCGTCCGTGACCAGCATGACGGTGTGTGTCTCGATTGGGGACTTGACCACCTCCGCGAGGACTTGGTACATCTTGACCTCGGCATCGGCGCGGTTGTCGTACGTCCATTGGTTGCTGTTGATGTATCCGTTCTGCATCTCGATTACGATGTACTTACTCATTGCTCGCTCCTTACTGTAGTGCCGCCAGTTGCTCCGCGACGGTGGTTGCCGTCACGTTCGTGCCGATGGTGATTGACTCGCCGCGTGCTATGGCGGCTATGACGCGATATAGTGCGCCGTCGTAGGTAATCAGCTCGCCTATGCTGTGGTTGTACTCTGCGGGGCTGTGTTCGATGGGTGCCACGCTTGCCAGAGCGTCCTGCGTGGCGATGGTGCGCTCATAGGCGATGCGGTCGTGCCACTGCCTTGCAAGCTCCGTCACGGCGGAGTCGATGAAGTACTTGATGTTCACGGCATCCAGCTCAGGAATCGAAATGGTAGCCGAATCGGGTATATCCGTAGGCCAGTCCTCGCAGTATCCGCAGTCCTCGGTGACGGGCGTGGCAAGGAGATAGAGGACTGTGACGGGGTGGGTGGAGAGCCATGCGTTGACCGTGGCGAGGTCGGTGAACGTCGTTCCGTCATCGACTAGCATGAGGCGCGTTCCATCCGCAGTGATGTACCCGCGATTTGAATTTCTGCCATCGCTAACAGAGCCAGCGCGGAAGTGTGAAAGCAGAATGTTTAACCTATTGCTGTTTACACCAACGCTATCACCCGTGAACATTACGCAATTGGTGTTTGCGTAGCCGTCGCCGCTGTTGAACTCAGTCATCCCACCGTTGACCACAACCTCGCTCGTCGGCAGCGTCCACTCGCACTTCCCCGCGCCGTCCAGTGTGAGCACGTCCGCCGTGCCATCACGTAGGCCAGCGACCCAGCCGCGTTGTGGGAGGGGGATGGGGGTGGTGGATAGCACGGTCGAGCCTTGACGCACCTCCATCCCCACATGCCCGTATGGCACGTATGGCTGTGGCGTGGAGCCGAGGGTGAGTTGGAGTTGCGAGTCGCTGTTGTGGAACGTTCCCATCACGTAATGCACGCCAGCAGGGACTTCAAATCCGATGTTGTATGTCGTACCGGCATTGGCTTGCATCATTGCAATCGAAGATATCCAGTTGCCGTTCGCGTCGCAGGCATGCACTCTCTTTACGTGATTAAAGCCAGACAGGCCAGACCACACATACGACTTCCCGCTCTCTACTGCAATCGCGTTTGAGTGTGAGTAATTTTCCGGTTCAACTATCGAGCCGTCCGATGAAACATACCCAGCCACCCTCGTTCCGTCATAGAGGTTCCTCCCCCTGACCACCTGAATCTCCTGCGGGTAGTCGGGAGACGGTGAAGGCGCTCCGCCAGTGTACGGCTCGTAGTCGGTGGCCGTGGAGCCGAGTTCGAGTTGGGGTTTGATTACATCGTCAACTGTCTTATTTGCGGCAACGTATAGAAACACCGGAGCGTTTGTAATGGCGCTGTCAATCGTGGCAGTACGTGGTGTGGTCGTTGAGTTCAGCGATGGAATGCCGCTGACATAAAACTCGATAGACGCATTGGTGTTTTCGCCTTTCGATATTGTATAGGTTCCTTCTGATATCGACACATTGCCTACCGTCAATTGCGCATGTCTGGACCCAGTGGTTCCATGTACGTAAATCGAGCCATCAGACCTGACATCGAAAGTTATTCCGTTTAGTGTTTGGCTCGTCGCATTGTTAGGCAGCAGGTTCTTCCCCGTCGTGCTCACCTGCTCCGCATGTCCCTTGGCCGTGACCTGAGCAAGCCCGCCGCGCACGTCACCCTCTGACTCAAGCGCCAACCGGACTTGCAGGTTGTCGGTGCCAGCTATCTCCAAACCGCTGTCGGGCTGTATCTTCGCGCCGCCGCGCACGTCCGCGCTCATGACGGGTACCGCTTGCTCGGATATGTCGCCCATGGCGTCGATGGCCGCATTGGCTCGTGTCGTGGCATCGTTGGCCGCTGATGTGGCCGCGTTCGCGTTGTTCGCCGCTGTGTTCGCCGCGTTCGCCTTGGAGTTCGCGTTGTTCGCCGCTGCCGTGGCTTGGCTTGCCGCCGTGCTCGCGGCACTCGTGGCGGCGTTCGCGGCACCCGCAGCGTCATTGGCACCGTCAGCCGCCGCGTTCGCCGCAGCAGCAGCCGTGTTCGCGCCAACCGTTGCAGTGGTCGCATCAGCCGTCGCTTGCCGTGCCGCAGCCGTCGCGTTCTCCGTATCGGTCGTGGCCGCGCTTGCGGCGCTTGCAGCGGCGTTCGCGCTCACGGTGGCCGTGTTTGCGTCACTTGCAGCCTGACGCGCCGCAGCGGTGGCGGTATCGGCGTTTCCAGCAGCGGTGGTCGCGACTCCCGCCGCATTCGTTGCCAATGTCGCCGCATCGCTCACAGCAGATGCAGCCGTGTTCGCCGCTCTCGTCGCTGTGATGGCGTCTGCTGTGGCCGCACCAGCAGCGCTCGCGGACGCGTTCGCCGCGCTTGCAGCGGCGTTCGCGTTCGTGGCCGCACCATTCGCCGCAGTGGTTGCCGCTTGCGCATCGGCGAGTACGGTTGCCGAAGTCTCGTTGAACTCGTCCATGTCGGCGCGGATTGAGTCTGCGACACCTGCCGCCTTCGTCGCGCTGTCGGCTGCGTCCTCGGCCCACGCCTGAATCTGCGCACTCCATCCCGGAGTCGGCTCGGCGGGGTCGAACTCGGTTGCCACGCTGCCGCGTATCAGGCCCACGTCGCACCACACCGTAGGTATCGCCACGGTGCCGTCCGTGCTGGACGCGTACACGCCCATACTCAGCACGCGGCCCGTGAGGACTTGTGGCGGCACCACCACGTCTTGCCCGAGCAGCGCAACGTCCGCGCTTGTGTCCCCGCTGCGGAACACCATGACAGCTTGCAGCCCGTCAAAGTCGCTTGACAGCGACACGTCCACGGGGATGCCCACGCTGCCAGTGGTAAGCGGCTCGTCGGTCCGCGCGTATGCCGCTCGTCCGGTTGCTCGAAAGTGAATCATCGGCGCTCTCTCCCTTCTGCCGTCGCGTGAGTCGTCGCACGCGATGGCTCGTAATCCGGTAACCCATTAGGCCGTTATGTACGTGCAGGCAAAGTTGAAGGTCGTGTTCGCCGCGATGGTCCGCGCCGCACCGGTACCCTCTACGGCACACAGGATGAGTGCGCCGCCTGTGCTGATGTGATACCAAGCTGGTCCCACGCCATTGCCGTTGCTGACGGGGTGCGCGATTGTGGCTGGCCTGAATCCCTCTTTCAGCGTTCCGATCTGCAAGTCCGTGATGTTCCCGGTCGCGGGAACGCTGATGGTAAACGAGTACGACCAGTCGAAGCTCAGCATCGCCACGCGACCTGAGCGGACGAAGCGGAAGTTCGTGAACGTGAACAGCGAACTCGTCGTGAGCACGGTGGTCGCAACCGATATGTCGCGGTCGTAGGCATACAGCGGCTTTCCGTACGCCCCAATCATGATGTCGTTTCTGATGTTCACGCGATACCCGTTGCCAGACGTGCCGCTAGCGACCGCGCCGTGTCCTATCGCCACGCCGTCTGTCCCCATGACAGTGGCACCGTCTCCGATTGCAACCGAGTATTGGCCGGATGCGCTCGCGTCTGTGCCGATGGCCATGGCATCCTGCGCCGTGGCGTCAGGACTCGCGCCGATGGCGATTGTCCTACGCTTCGTCGCGCTGCAATTGTGGCCCATGACGATGGAGCCGATACCCACGTCCTCGCCAACCACCCTCGTGCCGATGGTGTAGTCCTTCGCAAGGTCGCACTCGCACGCGAAGCGGACGAACACCGTCTCGTCGGGCTGCAGCTCGTAGTTCTCGTAGCTTGACGATGACGTGCGATTGTACATCATCACGTTCGCGTACCCCAGATACCATCGTATCGCCGCGAACACGCCAAGCGTTGTCGGGTAACCCGCGCCGCTTGTCGAGTACGCCACGAACGGGATCTCCGTGCCGTCGAGTGCCGCGTATATCGGCACGGGCGCGTTGCCCTGCTCTGGCATCTCCATGATGCTGTGTCGCCACTTTGTCTGTGCGCTCGCGTCACCCTTGTACGAGTGCTCGTAGACGTACAGGCCATCGGCACGCCGTCTGTCCTGCACGCGAAGATACGGCACGCCGTCCATGTCGAACAGTATTAGCGAGTTGTGCGATATCAGCACGTAGCCGTCACCGATGCGCCCGATTCGCGCGTCCGTGCCGTACAGCGCCACCGAGTCACCATTGCCGTCGAACAGCTCCATGCCGCTCGGCAGCAACCTTAGCTTGGATGCCGATATCGTGGAGCCGAAGTCGGTCCAAGCGTCGCTCGGCCCGTCGCTGATGTAGTCCGTAGCCACCTTGCGGGCATCGTCCACCACGTCTGGCAGCGTCTTGTTGTCAAGCGTGACGTACTCGGCGTCGATGCCGATGGCGTACAGCGCCTGCAGTATCGCGTTGCCCCATGCGTCGAAGCCGAACGGGTACGTCTGCCCGCCGTCCGTGCTGATTGCGAACGCCTGAGAGGTCAGCTTCCATATGATCGTGGACTCTGCGAGCGTGGGCTTGTCGTGCAGATAGTAGATGGTCGAGCCGTCCTGCTGTAGGACCTCCGTCTTGTACAGCCCGCCGCTGTCGGCAAGCTGCTGTGACAGGTTCGATATCGCCTGCTCGCGCACGGTACGCTCGGCACGAGCCGCGTTGCGCTGCTGGACGATCGCGCGCGTCATGGCGCTGTACCGCTGCGCCTTGTTGCGGGCTGGCGTCTCTGCGTCGCACGAGTACGTCTGGTACCCGCCGTGCTTCCATGTGGTGTTCGTGGCCCACGACTGGTAGACCCGTCCCTTTCGGTCGGTCACCAGCAGCGGGTCACCGGCTTCCACGGTCGGGTCACCAAGCGCCGATAAAGTCAGCGGACGGAAGCGCATGCCGACGATTGCCGGTCCTATGGTCTGTGCCACCGCGCGCGCGTAACCGCGCCCGATGAGCGGGTTGCCCTCGATCTTTAGCACGTAGCCAGCCGAGCCGTAACGGTACGTCTCCCCGCTGGCTCCCTGCGTGCCGTCAGACCGTATCTCGTCGGATGCTGTGACCTCGACGCCGGTTATCACAACATCATCGGTGACGGTCGTGAGCGACTTTATCTGGTCGATGGACTTGACGCGAGCCGCGCTGTCCTGCGCCTCGAATGCCCCGGTGTCGTACCAGCGCACCCTGAGCCTGCCCCATGGGTCCATGTCGGCGAAGCACCCGGCCATCTGCGCAGCCCATGCCAGCACGTCCAGGCACGTGGTCCTGGATTCTTCCGGTCGCACCTGCACGCTCTGTGCGTCGCGCGGGAACGACTGGCTCAGCATCGTCACGCCGCACGTCGTGCATATGTCGCGCACGATGGTTCCCAGCGTCGTGGGGTACGTGGTGCTCACGTCCGCATAGTCCCGCTCGAACAGTCTCATGTTGTCGTGCAATTGCAGCGTGATGGTCGAATCATAGGACTCTGGCTGACTGATGCCGTACACGCCCTTGCGCAGCCACTCGGTCGTGCCGCTCTCCAGAAGCGCACCGACGCTTATTACGCAAGTCGCATCGGTGAAGTCCGCATCATCCCACTCGCCGTCGTAATTCGCGAGCGTCAGCTCGGCAGAGCCGACGATGGCAGAGCCGATGTCGAAGCGGCCAGCACCAGACGTGCTGGCAGACACGGACAGCCCGCCCATCGTGAGGGCCGAGCCGTCCAGTGTCTGCGTCGTGCCGTTTGCGAAGGTGATGATTATCTCGGTTTGCAGATGCCCGCCAGCATCCACGAAAGCGCGGAACGCATCGCTTGCTGATAGCATCGTCACACCTCAATTATGTTGAAGGATATTGTCTTGTAGATCACGCCTCCGATGTAGTACGAGTACGTGGGCGTGTAGCTGCCAACCTCGACGTTCTGGTCACCGGAGTAGAAGCGCTTCGTGACGTAGGCGTTTTCCTCTGGCTCGAAGTACTGCACGTAGAAGTACTGGTGGCGAAACGCCCTGAGAACCTTGCGCGTGTCAGCCCCGTTGAGACCGTTCCACGTGAGCGAGATGGTCCGCTTGCGTGCCACGCGGTTCTTGTGCATCGTCACGTCTGCGTCGTTCGTTCGTCCTGCGTCAGACGAGCTTATGTCGTTGATGCCGAACTTTATTGCGGTCGGTGTCGGTATGTCCTGCAGGTTGCTGTCAGACGTGCCAACCATGATTGCGCCCATATTCGGCACCCCCCTATGCGAATACGATTCCCGAGCCCAGCTCGCCCGTGTCTTGCAGCTCGCCGATGCCGCGCATCGTCTCGCGCGCCAGCTCCTTGCGACCAACCATCAGCACCACGTCCCCTTGGCGCGTCCCGAAGTTGGCGTTCACGATCGCGGAAACCATGTCGGCCAGCAGCGGCCCGGTTTCTTCGCGCACGACTTGACGCATGAGCGATTCGGGCGTCTCGATGTTGGTGCCGCGCCGTTGGTCACCGAGAACCGCCATGAACTCGCGGTTCGGCGGTATGACGGCACCCTGCGCGAGGTACGGAATCTGCGGCATGGTCACGTCGAACGGCGTCCAGTCGATGTTGAAGAAGTTCAGCGTGTCCGCGATGCCGTTGGCGATGTTCTGCGCGAACGAGCCGAACGCACTCAGGCCGTTGTTTATCTGCTCGATGAGACCGTTGACGATGGACTTGAAAAGGTTCGCCCACCACTCCCACGTGAATATCGGTGCGATGTTCTGCTTCCAGAAATCCTTTATCTTGCCCCAGATTTCCTTCACCTTGTCAACGATGAAGTCCCAGTTGATTGCAGCGGCAGCGACCAGCGAGCCGACACCAGCCACGATGCATGCGATTCCGAGCGGGATGCCTACGCCCGTCACGATTAGGATCACGCCTATCACGATTAGCGCACCGCCGACGATGCCAAGAATCTCGGTGACCACATCACGGACCTTTGTGGGCATCTCGTTCCAGTTGATTGACGCCGCGTGCGCCAGCGCGAGCGCACCTGCCGCGATGCACGAAATGCCAAGCGGTATGCCAGCACCTGAGAAGCAAAGCACGGCACCGATGACCAGCAACGCAGGGCCTACGATTGACTCGATGGTCACTACGGTGTTCTTCACCGACTGCGGCATCTTGTCCCAGTTCAGCGTGAGAGCGCTTCCGAGCGCAAGCGCACCGCCAACCATCAGCGCGATTCCGAGTGGCAGGTTCGCGCCAGAGAACGCGAGCACGGCACCGACGACCAGCAATGCTGCACCGAGGGCAGCCGATAACGTGGTGATAATACCCTTTATCTTGTCCGGCACCTTGTCCCAGTCAAGCGCAATCAGCTTCGCGAGCGTGACGGCACCAGCCGCCATGAGCGCAATGCCGAGCGGAACGTTCACGCCAGAGAAGGCCAACACCGCGCCGAGCACCAGCGTAGTCGCACCGAGCGCCGCCTCGATGATGGGTAGTATCGTATCCAAGTTGTCCTTGATGGTCTCCCAGTTGAGAGCGACCACAGCAGCGAGCGATATGGCACCGATTGCCATGAGGGCGATTCCCAAAGGCACGTTGGCACCTGAGAACGCCAGCACCGCACCGATTACCAACAGCGCGACGCCAAGAATGGCTCCGACGATGGTTATGACGTTCTGCAGCTCCTGCGGGATGCTCTCCCAGTTAAGCGCTATGGCCGTCCAAATCAGCAAGGCACCAGCGACCATCATGCCGACGCCGAGCGGTATGTTAGCGCCTGAGAACGCGAGGATTGCGCCGATTACCAGCAGCACGGCTCCCGTTATCACGAGCGCGTTGGTTATCGCGTTGCGCACCTCCTGCGGAAGCTTGTCCCATTGCTCCTTGTAGGCCGTGTAGATCATCAGCGCACCGATTGCCATGAGCGTGATGCCGAGCGGGATGTTGATGCCGCTGAAGCACAGGATTGCGCCTACTGCCATGAGCGCCGCCCCCAGTATCAGCATTATCTCCGCGAGCTTCGCGTCAATCTTGCCAACGTCGAAGGCATCCCAGTTCGGCTTCATGAGCGCGCCGGGGTCTTCCAGCCCGCCGCCCATGGCATCGCCCTCGTCACCGAGCGCGTCAGCCGCATCGTCGGCGTCCTCGGCGTTGAGCGCGTTGATCTCGTCAAACGACATGATGCTACGTCTTGCCTTGTCAGCGGACTTCGCCAAGTCCTTGTTCGCCTTGGCTTGATTCTGCGCCGCCTTCGCCGCCTGCTCTGCGGCCTTCTGCGCGGCCTTGGACTCGTCGGTCTGACGCCACTGGGCTTCAGCCGCCGCCCTCGCCTGTTGGATGGCTTGCATGATACTCGTGCCGAAAATCGAGTCTATGGTCTTTGCGAGCACGGTTATCGCTGCGGTCGCACCGTTGATGAGACCGATTATCGCGGGAGCCAGCCAGCTTGCGATGGCGTTTGCCACGCCCTGCACCGTTGCCTGTAACGCGGCCCAAGACGCAGAGAACTGCATGTTCTCGCGAAATGCGTTTCCGAGCGCATTGCTTACGGCACGCACCGCCTTGAGGATGACGCCGAACACGAACACCCTCTTGAGCATGGTGTTTATGCGCGACGAGAACGAGTCCATCGCCGCCTTCGCACGCTCCATGCCAGCGGACACCGAAGCGCCCGCCCTGCTGTAGGTCCGTGCGTACTCCTCGCCCAGCCTGGTCTGTCGCGTCTGCGCGCGCTCCAACTGCTCGGTGTAGACCTTCACCTTGTCGTTGGCGCTCTGCCACTTCTGGTCAAGCTTCTCCTTGTTGCCAGCAAGCTCGAGCTCGTGCTTCTCGGCGCTCTCGAGACGCTGCGTCAAGCCTTGCACCTCGCGCTGGGCGCGGAACCACTCATCGGCGTTCGTCGGGTCGACGTTCTGTAGGCTCTCGAGCCTTTCGCGCAGCCGCTCGGTCTCGGCGCTTGCCGCTTCTATCGACTTTTGAGCACGGTCCATCTGCTGCTCGATAACCGAGCGGTTGGAGGTCTCGGACTCAAGCTTGCGCTTCAGCGAGTCAACCTTTCGCTCGGCTTCCTTGAGCTTCTTCTCCAAGTCCGCGTTGTCGAGCGTCGTCTTGAACTCAATGGAGCCATCAGCCATAGGTCATCACCTCACATCCATGCTTCTAGGATTTCCTTCTCCGCGTCCGTCTCGACCACCTTTAGGTCAATCAGCTCGCGGTTATCGCGGTAGAACTCTCGCTCGTGCTTGTCCAGCTTCTTGCCAGACGCACGCTTCTTTCGGATGCTGACCACCTGCGCGAACATGCAATCGCCGATTTCCTGATAGGCACTTAGGAACGTCCACCAATGCAGGTACTCGACCGAGCGAATCTCGTATCCAAGCACATGGTTTATCGGCGCGACCATGAGCGGGAAGTCCTGTATCCAGTCCATCAGGCGGCTCTTGCACGTGCGCTTTCGCTGCCCACCGCTGCCGCCGCCGCCAACGAACCAGTACACGTAGTTGATTGCTTCCTGCAGGGCGTCGTTCGGAATCGACATGGACTGCGGATAGAAGATGTCGAGCGTGATTACCGCACGCTCGGCATCGCTTATCTCCGGGTCCACCATGACCTGCATTATGTCGAGCACGGCCCTGTAGTCGCTGCGAATCTCGTACTCTTGCCCTGCTATGGTCGCGGAGGTAGGCAGGTCATAGCCGCTCACGCTACTTGCCCCGCTTGTACTTCTTCATCATCGCACTGTACTTCTTGTTGTACCCTGCGATGCGCGGGTCAGAGCGCTTCTGCTGCGTGTCGTATGCCGCCTGAATCTCGTCGGCGATTGCGAACATGAGGTTGATCCACACGGGCAAGCCGTCGGCGAGCGCGTAGCAGTTCATGTTCGGGAAGAGCGCATCGGCAACCCCATCGCCAAGCAGGTTGTCGATGATGCCGCGCATCTCCTTGTCGCGCTCGTCGGCATACGCGAACATCGCATCGCCGTCCTCGCCAATCTCGTTCACCTTGGCTTGGAACTCCTCCTGTCGGGCGTCCAGGTCGGTGAACGTCTTGTAAAGGCGCTTAACGAAGTCCGCATCGGTAGGGTTGAACCGGACGGTGGCCATGCCGTTGATGTCGTACTCGACCAGTCCGGTATCGAATTGCAGAGACTTGCCCATGTGGGTTTACCTCCTACTCGCCAGCCGTGAACGTGACGGCTCCGGTCTCGGCGTTCCTCGAAGCCGTGCCAACCGTGCGCTTGCCGCCATAGGTCACGTCGATGGGCATCTCCATGTTGCCGCCGCCCTCGCCGCCGAGACCAGTGGGACGGACCAGCGAGGAATCGTAGCGCTCGGCAAACGGTGCGCTGGACGTGCCAGCGTAGAAGTGGACCAGCAGAATGTCCTGTGCCGCAAGCGCCTGTGCGTTCTGGTCCTTGATGGCAAGGTTCCAAATCTTGACGATCGCGGCATCGGCACCGTCAAGCTGGTACGGGTCGAAGCTCTGGGTGATTACCGGCTTCTTGGCCGTGCTGTAGGTGCTGCCGAGAATGTCTTGCAACTGCTCGTCGGACCAGTCGAAGTCCATGGAGCTGTCCTCGACGCGCTTGCCGAGCGGCGACCATACGGGCGTGCTGGACGTACCCGTGTTCAGGTACAGAATCATCAGCTCGCGGGCGATGGTCTGGCCGTCAACCGTGTTGAAAGTAAGGTCTGCCATGGCAGTTCCTCCTTAGTAGTTTCTGACGAATCGAACGTTGATTTGAATCGCGTACAGCGCGGTACCCTCTTCGTCCGCGCCATACAGCATGCCGTTCTGCGCGACTATGCTCTCGGCCCTCGGCTCATCGCCGAACGTCGGCGCGAGCCCGCGCGCGGACTGCTCCTGCACCCACTCTTGGAACGCCATCTGCCATTCGGCGTTGTCGGTGGCGTCTTGGTACTTCTCGAGCGTGGTGTACAGCGCGAAGTTGTACTGGTTGGTCACGCTGACGTTTCCCAGCAAGTCGGTCGTGCGCGACACCTCCACCAGCCCGTTTGGGAACAGACCGCCAGCGTTGGGCATCTTGTCCGTGTAGTCGATGTCAAGACGCGAGAGAATGTCGTATTCGGGGAACGACTGAACGAAGCCGCGCATCTTCTCCAAAGCCGTCATCTACGCCCCCTCACGAACCTTCTTAGGTCAGCGACAATTCGCCTTCCACGGTCGGCGACCATCCGTCTGTCCCAATGCGCTTCGCCGCGCGGGTTCAGGTTGTCGTATTGCACGGGAAGTCCGCTCGCGCGGACGCCGAAGAACAGGAACCGCGCGTACGGTCCCTCGACGCGGATTCGGTCGGAGCCAATTTTGCGCATCTTGCCAATCAGCTCGCCGCTCTCGCGCGGCATGTAGTCCTTTAGGTTTTCCATAACCAAGTCGGTAAGCCTGTCCTGCACGGCTCCGTCCTTGTCTACGCCCAGCTTCCTCATGAGCTGGTATGAGTTCGGGATGGTTGTCTCGACGGTCATGAACCGCTTGTTGGCCATGCTACCCACCCGCTTCCGTGTGGACGATGGAACCAGCCCATCGCTTCACGTCCACGTAGCGAACGACGCAAAGGCCGTCCACCTTCGTGGGTATCATCGAGCGCCACCACGACTGCGCGTCGTTGTCCGGCACGTCCGGTCCCTCGCCGTCCATCACCTTGTCACCGACGTGGCACGCCTGCGAGGGCGCTGGAATCACCAGTAGGAACCCGTTGGCTTCGTTGCTGCCCGTGCGGTCGATGCCCTCGGTCTTCTTCGAGTCGAGATACGCCTTCGGCCAGACGGTGCGCATAACCTCGTTACCGTCGTTGTGGTAGACGGTCACGGTCTGCTGGCAGAGCGAGTAGTCGTTCAGCAGCGGCATGGTGCCGAGAGACATCATGATTCCTCGCCCTCGTGTGCCAAGCTTGCCCAGCCAGCTCTGCCGCCACCGGACAGGCCGAGAATGTCCTTGTCAAGTGCGCTCAGGTAGAACGAGCCGCTTGGGTTCGACCATGACACCTGCGCGGTCGTGGAGCCAATCGTCTGGGACATGCTGGCAAGGCCGTCCACGTCACCGGAGGACATGGAGCGGCGAACCATGTTGACCGTGACGGTCTTCAGGTTCACCGCTTGCAGCATGTCGCTAGGGTCTATTGCGATGTGCTTCTTTGCCAGCAGCCCCGCCAGGTAACCGGACGCCCTGAACAGCAACACGCCCGCCGCTATGCGCTCATCCTCGGAGAACGTCTTGTTAGGCCATCCGTCCAGCAGGTCATCGACGGTGGCGAACGCGTTGAAGTCCATCGTTACTCCTTTGGCTTTGCCTTGGTCGTTCGGCGTCCTGCCTTCGGCTTTGGCTGCTCGAGCGGGGCAGTTTGCTCGACGCGGACGAAGCCCGCATCGAGCAAGCGCGACACCGCATCCTCACTAGCCTGTATGACACAGCCGTTAAGTGCCTTAAGCTCGACCATGCTTAGGCTCCAGTGGGCACGTTGCCGGTCAGCAGCACGAACTTGTTGATGTCACGAATCATCAAAGCAAGCTCGATCTCGAAGCGAACGGCGAACATGTTCTTCTGCCAAAGCGCGAGCGTGACGGTCTGGCCGTTAGCATCCGTGTAGGACAGCGTGGCTTCCTCGGAGATGGAGCCCGTGAGCTGTCCGATGACGCCCCATGCGGCCTCGTCCCAATCACCGGCGATGCCGACGTTTGCGGGAACGCCAGCAGCGCTCTGCGTCGCTGCGGTACCCGCGACGTAAACGCCCTTCTTCACGCTGACGGCAGCACCGAGAATGTTGCCAAGCTGTCCAGACTGCACGCCGGGCGTGAAGATGGGATAGCCTTGGCCATCCTTCGCGCCGAGCACGATGGAGCGGCCCTGCGGGGCAAGCGCGATGCCGTTCATGATGCCGTCAGCCGCGCCGATGATGGAGTCCACGGCGAGGAAGCGGTCGTACACGTCGATTGCAGCTGCGTTCTGGGTGGCTGCGGCAGGCAGAATCGAAGCCTTGGAAGCGCCACCGAACACGTCAAAGCCAGTGCCGGGAGCAGTGTTGCTCATGGCGGTAGCATCGAACTTCTTGCCGAACAGCTTGGGGACGCGACGGATGCACTCATTGTACAGAGCACCCTTGTCACGACGGAACTCCATCGAGAACGGTACGATGAGTGCCATCTTGTAGGGAATTACCGTCTTCGTGCCGAACGTGAAGAAGTCAACCGGCTTGTCGTTGGTCTCGGCCACCCACTCGGGCGCGGGGTCACCGGTGATGGTCTGGAACTTCTTGCCGTTTGGCGCGATGGTCATCTTCTGCGCGAGCTGCATGATTGCAGACTCCTCCTGCGCCTTGGTGATGATCTCGTTCGATACCTCGGGGTCAAAGATAACGTTTGTGGTCTTGCGGGAAATGTCCTGATAGGTGGCAGGCATTTTGCCCTCCTTAGATTCCTAGCGATTCTGCGAATCGGTCAGCGTTCGTCTTCTTGGCGACGGACACGCCGCCGCCGTCATCCGTGCGCGTGGGAGCTTGCAGCAGCACCTGCTTGATTCGCCCGACTTGCTGTCCCAGCTCGTCGGCATCCTTGCCGTTCAGCATCTGGACGATCTCTGACGAGATACCCATGTCTGCCGCCACCTTGGAGACGGTCTTGGCACGCTCTGCGTCAGCCTTGAGCTTTTGCAGCTCCGCTTCTGCCTTCTGCGCGCGCTGAAGCGCCTTCTCCTGTTCGGTCTGGCTGTCGGCCTTCTGCTTTTCCAGCTCGTCAGCCGCAGACTGGTTGGCACGCGCCTTCTTCTCCCACTCGCGGGAGTGCTGGCGCATCTCCTCGTACTTCGCCTTCCAGTCCGGTTCGTTGGTGGTGTTCTGCTCCACCTGCGGTTCGTCAGCCATGTGGCCGCTCCCTTCTCGCCCTTTCCGGGCATGAAAAAAGGCGCTTTCCGCGCCTTGTTCCGCGATTTCAGGCTCGCGGTATGCCTATATGAAAGAAGCCGCCATGAGAGACGGCTTGATTCAGCGTGTTCAGCAGTGGTTGCGTGCCGTGTCAGTGTTCGCCCTCACCATGCGTTCCCATTCGACGTGCTCCGTGGGGCGCTTTCCGCGCTCCTGCGTGCGTGTCACCGTCACGGGTGGCTTCGCGAGCGTCACTCCCAGCTCGTCGGCCTTGGCAAGGCATGCGGCAACCATTGCGGTTGCCATCTTCGTGGCGTGCCTGTGTGCTATGTCCCATAGCTCTTGCAACGTCAGCATGGCTACCCCCTGCGTCTGACCTTGGCGCGTTTCGCGGCATCGCCGTACTGCTTCATGATGTGCTCGCGTTCCTCGTCGGCGGTCGTGCCGTTTCGCTCCGCTCGGTCGCTGGCCTTCGCGTTGATGGCGTCCTGCCACTGGTCGTACAGGGCGTCCGGGTCGTAGCCCTCCACCTCCTCGGAGTCCCACGACGGGATAACCCTGCAATCGCAGTTCCAGTGCGTGTGACTGGCAGCGGCTTCGGTGTGGTACACGAACCCACGGCTCGCCAGCATCAGGCAGAAGTCGCACGTCTCGTCCCCGGTCGGCACGCGAGCAAACCTCGGCTTGAGTGGGTCACGCTTCGCGTTGTTCAGGCACGTCTGCGCAGCGGCCACCTTGATCTCGTAGTCGGCACGCTGCAGGCACGCTTCCACGAACTCGTCCTGCTTGCCGTCCACCAGCTTCTGGGCGAACGCGCGGACGGCACCCTCGGTTGCCTGCGGGACCCGCCCGCTGTCTGGCACGGCACCGAGCGCAGAGCCAGTCTCGAACTGCCGTATGCCGTCGTAGAACTGGGCTGACAGCATGGCCGCGCCCTGCGTGGACGTGCCGCACGTGCCTTGCATGACTGCGACCACCTGCTCGCGGATTGCCGCAACGTCCTGCGTCATGTCGATTTCGCGCAACTGCTTTTCCAGCACCTCGCGCGCGTTCTTCGATATGACGTTGATGCCAACCGTGAAGTTATTCACCCACAGGCGCGGAATCATTCGTCTGCTCCGTTCCCTGTTGTGGTTGAGCGAACAGCTGCGCCATCATCTGCGCTGCGTTGGCCTGCATCTCGTCGGCCTTGACGCTCTCCAGGTCGGCATCGTCAATGCCCACCGCCCTCGCCGCAACGTCGGTCTGGCCGAATCCGCTGCGCATGCTGTTGACCTTGAGCGCCCAGTCCGAACGTTCCGAGAGCGTGTGCAGAATCGGGTCCGAGAACTTGGCCTTTATGTCCCGCAGGCTTGGGTCCAGCGTGTCGGTGGTGGCGTTCGTCTCGATCGCCATGGCAGCGTGCATGACGCGTCTCAGCGTCGCCTTGTCAGCCGCTATGTCGCGCTGGGCAATCAGGCATATGTCCTCGCGACCGGACTGGATTGCTTCGGCACTCGACGGGTTGTCCTGTATGATACCGAGCGAGCTGAGCGGAACGCCTGTGGCACCGCTGAACTGCGCGGCCAGGCTTCTCAGCTCGTCAATGAACGGCTGCGGGCTGTTGCCAGATAGCTGTCCTATGTTCGGATCTCTGTCGGTCTGCTCGTTCGCCGTCAGCAGCAGCATTCTGGCGAGCTGGAACTTGTCCTTGTCGGCCATCATCGTGTCAAACTGCTCGTCGGTGAGACCAGTGGCCCAAAGCTTTGCCATCGAGTAGAACGCACCCGATACCTGCATGTGGAACATGCACCGTATGGCATCGTCCGTCAGCGTACGAACGAACTTTGTGATTCGCGTGCGACCGAACGGCGCGACCGTCCCTACGCGACGATGGGCGAATACGTACAGCGTTGGCAGCGCTTCGGCCATTCGTCCCTCAGAGTACGACCACTTGCCATCGTCGTACTGCCGGAACTCGCCCACGTTGTGCGGGAGGTGCAGGTTCACGATGGTAGGCACCATGACGTCATGCGACCATGGCGTGAACTCGCGACGGGCAATCGCGAGCCCGCTGGCAACCACGCCATCGGTGAAGTCCGGTGACGGGATTGCCGTGAACGTGTCTGCACCGTGGAAGCGAATCAGCGCATGTCCGTCCACTGTCCGATTGACGGTCGATGCCATGCAGCCGTACAAGCCCTTGACCGGGACGTGCTGGTTGTAGTTGTCAATCAGGTTGTTTCGCTCAACGATGCCCTGCATCACGGAATCGTCCACGCCTTCGGGCAGCGTGAAGTACTCCAGGTTGATGCGCTCTGCCCAGTCGTTCACGGCCTTCTCTGGCCAGTGGCACGTCTGGTCGTTGTCGATATTGGCCGTAACGCCATAGTCACCGACGCGAACGTTGCCGTCGTAGTAGTTGCGCAGCGTCTCGTTGTGCACAGCATGGCGCTCGTACTCGTCAATCAGCAGCTCGACGGCATACCGCGCTTCGTCGGTGATTCCGTCAGCGTTCGCCATGCCGCGCAGCGACACCTGAGCTTCGATTGGCCGCCACGTGTGGGTGGCATAGTACTTCTCGCGCTGTTCTGCATCTAGCATCCCACACGCCCCCTTCTCGACGGGTCACGCTTTGCCGTCTTTACTCCATAAACGGCGAGCGCACACGAATCAATGCGTTCAGCGAGCTCTCCGTCGAACCCGAAACCCTCGCCAATCTTTCTCTTTTGCGTCTCGATAACCGAATCCCTGAGTACTTGGTCGGACACGTGCGACAACGTTGCGTCTCGAACGGCATTAAGGAACATCCCAGACGCTGACGCAGCGATGGTTGGGCTTGCAGCGACAATGCGGTTCTTTGGAACCTTCCTCTTGATTAGACGCTGCTTCAGATCCTCGACATCGGACTTTCCGTCTATCACGATGGAAGAAGATTCTCTGGCTCGAAGCGCAATGAACTCAACCAACCACTCGATACCAACGGACATCAGCTCTTCTCGAATCAACTCAACATGCACTTGCTCACCTGTAGAAACGCAAACCGAAAGCGCAACGGATTTTCCGTCAGGTCTGAATCTGATGCCATATGAGAGACGCTCCCAAGCGTCTGGAGCTTCTTCAACCTCAAGCGCGTCCCATTCCTCGGTTGTAAAGAGCTTGTCTGCCCCATCGCGCTGCTTGAACCAACCAAGACGCTGGTGGGCGAATTGCACGGATTCGAGACTCTCAAACTCGGATTCGGCGGTGTCGGGGTCGAGAAGAATACCCCACGATGGGTTGCATCGCTTCCATAGCTCGCGATCATCGATATCCTCTGGCGGCTCCTTCGTGTCGCCACAGCTCCATTCCGTCCACGCGGTTCGTCTCGTGTTGCCCGAAAGAGCATCGGAGCGGATACGCTCGAACACGATAGCATAGTCTCCCTCTTCGGGAGCATTGCCGTTGTAGATCGTTTGAGGACCTCGCCTTGTGCGGCACGCTGATATTGCCCCCAAGAACGAGCCCTGCGATTGTGGTTCCAGATACTGCGCCTCGTCAAAAATGAGAAGAGAACCGTGTTGACCGTTGCCACCGTTTCTGGTTCTGGCAAGGAACTTCATCTTCGCGCCGCTCTTAAGCCGTATTTCCTCACGCCCTAATGCTGTGCGAATGCCCTTCGGTGCAAGGAACTTGCGAAGAGCCTTAGTGTCCATGAGCTGAGCCATTTCCTCAAACGTCTCCGTTGAGGTCTTTTGCAACTGGGCCGTATAAATCACGGTCCCGTCATAGAAAAGCATTTCTGATGCAGAGCGTCCTTGAATGCATCGCGTCTTGCCTTGCTGTCTACTGGTTTCATTGCCAACTATCGGGGCAGACCATCGGCCATTCGGTTGTACGCCCATCCATGCCTCGAGCAGAAAGCCTTGCCAGTCCATGCACTCGAAGCCCGCTTCGGAGAGTAAGTCAAGCGTATCAAGAACATCGTTGGTGTCCCATTCGGGTATGACGAAGCTAGTCGGAACTTGATTCCCTGTTGCGTAGGATGATGGTAGCGATCTGGTCATCATCATCCATACCACCTTCAATCGCATCAATCTGCGTCATGGTCTCACGATATTGCCGTGCAAGACCTGCGACCAGCTTCTGGTCCTCGCATCCATCCAGCTCTTCGGCCAACTGACTTGCAAGCGCTTTAAGTCCAGGCAGCAGGGCAAACTCGGCAGTTGCATCAATCATCCTGCCCATCAAAATCTCCTTGTGTGTAAATCGGCGCT